GGCGCTTCAAAGACCTCTACCTGTCAGGCGGTGTCGTCTTCGGTGCTACTGGCGGCAACGTCTCAAGCAAGACGCTGGATGACTATGAAGAAGGGACGTGGACTCCTATTATAAACAGAGAAACAACTAGTCCTTCTGTTACTTACGGAACGCAAACAGGACGTTATACAAAAATTGGTAGATTTGTTCACGCTACGTTTTTAATTCAAATTACTGGGTTTACAAATAGCGGATCTGGCAGAACAAAAGTTGGAGGGTTGCCTTTTTCTTCTGTTGCAAGTGAAGCGCCGGGCGGATCTTTTTACCGATTAGACGGCATAAATACTACGGCGACTGGACAATTTACATCTCAACTTACAGGCGGTACGGAGTTTCGAATAGTTGATTTAGAGTCTGATGGAGGCGTTACGCTTATAGAAGCCGCTCCTGCAACTGGCTATGTAATTGGTCAAGTCATATACGAAGCATCTTAACCCTATAGCCTCAGTGGATTCTGGGGCTGGACTAACAGGAGACAACAATGTCATTAACTAAAGAAGTAGTAGCAGACAAGATCGAAGTAGTCACAGGCTATGACGAGGACGGCAACGCCACCACCTCTGTTCAAGTACGGACTGCTACTAAGGTACTCGAAGACGGCGCTGTAATTTCACAGTCGTATCACCGTCATGTAATTCAATCAGGTGACGACTACTCAGCTGAACCCGCTAACGTACAGGCTATTTGTGTAGCCGCATTCGGAGAATAAAAATGACTACATGGACTATTGCAACACTCGAGCGTGACATCCAGCCAGCAGACATGGATGGCGCAGTAGTCGTTGCACACTGGCGGGCTACTGATTCAGAAACTGTAGGCGAGGGTGACGACGCTGTTACCTACTCTGCATCCTCCTACGGTACTGTAGGCTTTACACCAGACCCTACAGCGCCCGGATACGTCCCCTACGCCGACTTAACTGAAGAAATGGCCTTGGGCTGGGTATGGGAGTCTGTAGATAAGGACGCTACTGAGGCGGCTCTAGCGGCTAAGATTGAAGCAGAGAAGAACCCTGTCACTGCTAACGGCGTACCTTGGTGAACCTAAAAGACTTCAACACTTTATACAATTACAAGCACGATCCAGACGGTCGTGATTTGTGGCGAGTAATAAAGCCAGTCGAAGAAGTCTATCGGGGTGACTGCGAAGACTATGCGCTGTCCGTCCTGTATTACGTTGTGTGCAAAGAGTCTTGGATAAAATTTTGGTGGATGCTATTTACATTTAGTGCAGAGATATGCGGGTGCAAAACCAAGACGGGTGGTCATGCAGTCCTTCGTGTTGGTAAAATGTATATTGATAACTGGACAAAGGAATGGGTTGACCGAGCGCACATGGAATCTCTTGGTCACAAGTTTTGGTCTTGGAATTACACGATATTACCAACAACTGTAGTAATAAAAATGATTTTAGGGAAAACAAAAAATGACTGATTTTAGTATTGATGGACGTGAGATTGATGTTGAAAGCCTGAGTGATCAAGGTAAAGCCGCACTGCAAAAGGCGGTAAATTTAAATCAGCAACTCTTAGGAATAGAAGAGCAACGCCAAGACCTTAACCTTCTTATGAATCACTACGCCTCAATCGTTAGAGAAGAGACTGCTGAAGAAGATGAGTGAGTCGCTCTTAGATCGCATAGGTGTATCGGGTTATAATAAACCCAAGCGTACACCCGGCCATCCAAAAAAGTCGCACGTTGTCGTGGCTAAGGAAGGCGATCAGGTAAGGACTATACGCTTTGGTCAACAAGGTGTGTCTGGCTCCCCTGCTAAGTCTGGAGAGTCTGAGACGGCAAGGAACCGCCGTCGATCATTTAGGGCGCGTCATGCAAAGAACATAGCCAAGGGCAAGATGTCTGCGGCGTTTTGGTCATCAAAGGTGAAATGGTAATGAGAAAGCCAAAGAAAGGTTTGTATGCAAACATAGCGGCGAAGCGTAATCGCATCGCTAGTGGCTCTGGCGAGCGTATGCGTAAGCCCGGTACTGCCGGTGCGCCTACTGCACAATCGTTTAAAGACGCCGCTAAGACGGCCAAGAAAAGATAAGCCATGAGTGTCGAGCAGTCAGTTGCCAAGCTGGAAGCACAGCAAGAGGCAATGGCTCAAGATGTAAGTGAGATGAAGTCTGCGTTGACTAGTATCGCTCAGACTTTGCGTGATCTATCCAGCATGGAGCAGAGGCAGATTTACTTGGCGGAGACTGTAGCCCGCGCGCACAAGCGCATTGATGAGATTCAAGCAATCGTGAAAGATGAAGTAAAGAATCACGAGAAGCGCATCCAAGCAATCGAGATCAGCATTGCGAAGAACCAATGGATCGAGCGCATTATCATGGCGGCCTTAATGACTGGCATCGGTATATGGATTAAAGGCGGAGTCTAGTGCTTGAGCTACTAGTCGGACCCATATCCAACCTGTTAGACAAGGTTATTCCTGACGCGGATGAGCGCAGTCGTCTAGCCCACGAGATCGCCACATTAACTGAGAGGCAAGCCCATGAAATCGCCAAAGCTCAGATCGCAGTCAACAAAGAAGAAGCATCCCATACGTCAATGTTTGTCAGTGGTTGGCGGCCTGCTGTGGGCTGGGTCTGTTGTGCTGGGCTTGCTAGTAATTATCTTCTGGTGCCTTTCGCAAATTTTGGGCTTGGTATTGCTGGCTCTGCTTATATGGTCCCCTTGTTAGACCTAAGCGAGATGATGCCTGTACTTCTTGGTATGCTTGGGCTTGGTGCAATGCGCACGGTAGAGAAGACAAAGGACGTTGCTCGTAAATGACTTATAAATATTTTTCAAAGGCCGAGTTCCGGTGCAGAGAGACCCAAGAGAATAACGTCTCCGAAGACCTAATTCTGGCTCTCGATACCCTCCGAGAGTGCGTCGGCTTCCCCCTGATCGTGACCAGCGGGTTTAGGTCTGTGAACCACAGCGCGGAGATCAATAAGCCCAACGGCCCCGGCACCCATGCCCGCGGAATCGCCGCTGACCTTAAAGTAACCAACGGCTTTGAAAGAATGAACATCGTGCATGAGGCTTTGAAGATGGGAGTCTTCACCGGCATAGGTGTTCACAAAGATTTTATCCATCTTGATATGCGTGATTCCACACCAGTCATGTGGAGCTACTACAACTAATAAACATAAAGTGTTTGCATTGCCCTTGAAATAGACCTATAGTGTCTATGTTCCATGTGGAACTACCAAGGGAGATAGCAAATGGCACGTTTTGATTTCTACGAAATTCTCATTAACCACCCGACGTGGGAAGAAAGTTTCCACGACATCACTGACCCCGATATTCGTCGCGAGATTATGTGTGATGTTGAAGATATCTCATCCGAGATAGCCCCTACCGCAATGCAACAAACTGGCAGTGAGATCGAATGGGTAGACCTAATCTTTAACGATGAGGTTGACCCGGCTGTCGTGGTTGCTAAAACCCGCGAGCTTCTATGGAACTACTCAGAGTCCATGATCGTCGATCTTGTTCAAGCTGAAGCCGCTAAACACGCGGAGGCTTACGATGCTTGATCTAAGTAAAAGCGACGAGGCTTTCTTGTCCGATCGGTTCAAAGATTATCTGACCGTAGCTAGTCGTGATTTCCGTCACGGCTTCGAGGATGGCGTGGCTTGTAATGACCAAGCCTACCCAGCAACTGACACCTACCTATCAGGCTACGCCGACGGCTATGCCTTAACCCAGATGCGCCAAGCATCACAACACGCCGGAGAAACATTATGAATGGCATCGTAAAAATCCACGGAAAAGAATATAAGACCGTGGCACTCCGGGTCGCAGAGTTTAGAGCGGCCCATCCCGACTACACGATCTTGACCGAGCTGGTCGAAGCTAACGACGTGCTGGTCATTATGAAAGCAACTATCTCGGCGGCTGGAATGGTCATTGCTACTGGTCACGCTGAAGAGGTACGCGCCGCCAGCAAGATCAATAGCCAGGCGGCTATGGAAGTGGCTGAGAGTTCGGCGGTGGGTCGCGCATTGGCTTTCTTCGGACTGGCTGGCGAGGAGCTTTCTATCGCGTCTGCCGATGAGGTTGCACACGCTATCCAGCAACAACAAGACACCGGGCCGATCATGGCTCACAACGAAGCATTACAGCGCAACTATGCGTCTGTGTACTTCATCAAAGAACACCTCGCATTGAAGGCATGGGAAGCCGTAGCAGAGGCGTGGGGCGAGATCAGCAACGACGACAAGAAAGCCTTGTGGGTTGCACCTAGTAAGGGTGGCATCTTCACAACTGCCGAGCGTAGTGATCTCAAAAGCAATGAGTTTAACGAAGCACGTAAATTAATCTTGGGAGAGACAGCATGAATAAAGACATAACCTTTGTAGATGGGATGATCTGCAAGCGCCAACAAAACGCACCGGACTTTGTGGTGTGCAACATCTCAGTAAAGAAGTCGGAGATGATCCCCTTCTTAAATGCTCAGTCAGGTGATTGGGTTAATGTTCAAGTTCTTAAAGCAAAAGCGAGCGACAAGATATATGCCAAACTCGATACCTGGGAACCAGACCCGTCAAAAGTTCATGCAGATGGCGTTCAACAAGTCCGAGACACCCTTGCAACCCAGACCCCGGCTGACCAGTTCAATGACGACATCCCATTTTGATGTAGGCGCGTCGTTAATAGCGGCGCAAAAACAAGCTGGCATATCGAATCTAAAGTTGGCAAAAGACTTTGGCGTATGCAAGCAAACTGCAACCCGGTGGAGATCAAAGGCAGATCAAAAGGTAAGCGTTGTTTTTGCTCTCTCTGATTACTTCGGTATGAGTTGCGAATCTTTTTTAGATTTAGGGAGATGACATGAGCCACACAATGCAAATTCTTGACCACCTAGAAAGTAAACCGATCACTGCTATGGAAGCCTTGAACGACTACGGGTGCTTTCGGTTGGCGGCGCGGATCAATGAGCTTCGCATGGGCGGTCACGATATCCGTACAGAAATAAAAAACAAAGATGGCAAGCGGTATGCGATGTATCACTTGCTGAAAAAGTAGAGGCAAAAAAAAGCCCCTCGCGAGAGGGGCCAATCACTGTCCAAGGGAGGGACGTTTGTGATATCTTCGGAGTCGTCAAACAAGAAGATGAATGGATTATACACCACAAAACCATTCCGTATCCTCCCTCATCTACTTTTTTGTCAGAGATTACTGGGCGTTAGGCCGAGGAACCTAAGAACCTCGGAGACAGAGTTGACCCTCTCTATGATGCGCCTCCCTGTGCCGAGAGCTGGTAAAGGGAATAGATGTCAAGATTCGATACAGTAATCAAAGCTCGTCATTACTAATTAACTAATTTGCTGGAGCTTGCTCCGGCATTAAAAGGGAAGTGTGGATGATAATTTTAAACGATGGTACTTACTACGAACCCGATGATGAGCAAATCATTTATTGGCAGAATGCTTTTCCAAAGGTCGATATCTTTGCTGAATTAAGTGCGATGGCCGCGTGGTGTGACGCCAATCCAAAGAAGCGTAAGAAGGATGGCAAGCGTTTTGCGGCTAGCTGGTTAAGCCGAGCATCTCAGCAGGAACGTGGGGTGTCACCATTTGCGGAGAAAATGACTACAAATTCTGGTAAAATCGCGATGAAAGCTTGGTCAACGGTAGACGATTGCACTCACGATTTTATGAAATCAGAAAGTTACAGGTCGCATTGCTTGGAAAAATACGGCCAGTACGTCACGTTTGGCGGCGAGCGGGTGACAGCTTGAGCACTCCCCCTGACAAACCGAAAACCGTGCAAGCCCAACAAGCCATGCAAACCCCGTACCTATGCGGTTTGTTCGCTTTGTTCCCTTTGTTTGCTTTGTTCCCTTTTACGGTTTTTAGGGGGAGTGCTTAAATGAGCGAGCGATGGACTGTGAACAGCAAGTTCCAAGCAGAGCAGTTCTGCAAGTACGTTATGGAAAACGCTGAGGCTGGTAAGACATACGAAATCTACCAGCCAAATCTGACCGGGCAACAACTGAAAGCCGTCCATGCGTATTGCGATCATGTCGCTCGAGATATGAATGCGGGTGGGCACGATATGCAACACGTTTTAAACGGAGCTAAATTATCCATACCGCCAACTGGCAAAATGCTATACCACGTTATGTGGAAGCCAATCCAAAACGCAATGCTTCAGAAAGCCGATCTCGTAAAGGTCGGCAAGTATGAGGTTGATCAGATATATCAAGTGATGTCGCGACACGTCGCAGAGAACTTCGATATTGACGTAAGGTTTGGCAAGTAGTTTCTGGGGGAACTATGAGCTTACTTGATTACTGTACAACTGAACGTCAAAGACAAGTCATTACTCTGCACTTAGAGGGGCTTGGCTATCAAAAGATTGGCGACAAGCTGGGACTCAGCAAGTGGTCGGTCAGAGATATTATAAAAAACGTAAAGCACAAGGCCGCGATGAAAGGCCACTCCCCTGAGCACGACATGGTTCATACGGTGCCCGATGGCTACACGGTCAAGGGTGTCTCCACGTTATATAACGCTGACGGAATCCCTACTTCGCAATGGGTCAAGTCCCAGATCGACTCTGAAAAACAGCTTGAGATGATGCGCGAAGTCGTCGCCTCAATGTCTGAAGATATAAAACCAGAAAGCCCTGTCCCCTCGCCAAACATTAATGCCGATGAGTTGCTCAATTGCTTTGTGATTACTGACTATCACATGGGAATGCTGGCGGACAAGGATGAGGTAAACGCGTCCGGTCAAACTGGCAACGGCGATTGGGACTTGAAGATAGCTGAAGAAACGCTGGTAAACTGGTTTGCTGAGGCAATCAGAATAAGCCCAGAAGCGGACACTGCTATTTATGCACAGCTAGGCGACTTCGGCCACTATGATTACGAGCCATTGACACAGGCTTCCAAACATTTACTCGATTCGGACAGCAGGAATTTTAAGATCGTGAGGGCCACGATACGAGTGACCCGTCAAGTCATCCGTATGCTTTTAGAGAAGCACAACCATGTGCATATAAAATGGTGTGACGCAAACCACGACCCCTTCAGCGCGATATGGATGCGCGAATTACTAACCGCTTTGTATGAGAGCGAGCCGCGCGTAGTCGTTGATGACACAGCAGACACTTATTACGCCTATGAGTTTGGCAAGACGGCCCTGTTTTTCCATCACGGTCACAAGCGTAAAGTGGCAAACGTCGATACAGTATTTGCCGCGAAGTATCGAGAGGTTTTCGGCAGGACAGAACACGCTTACGCGCACATGGGTCATTACCACAGCGTCGATAAGAAAGAGACTAACCTCATGGTGGTCGAACAGCACAGAACTCTCGCTTCGGCAGATGCTTATAGCAGTCGAGGTGGATGGCTTAGTGGTCGCGAGGCTAACGTAATCACGTACCACAAGGAATACGGTCAGGTCGCGTACAATACAATCTCATATAAGATGATCGCCAAGTGAGTCGATATGATCCAAATTATTAGCTGTCCGTTACCCGGCGGTGGAAGGGCATTGCTAAAGACTTCCGACATAGGCGGCGCAACGACTGCCAAGAATCCCCAAGAGTGTGATGTCTACGTTCTAGGATGGGCGCAAGAAGGGATCACGATAGATTTGAGTGTTGAAGAATTCGCAGAGGTATGGGTCTCTGCATTACTTGATGAGGGAGAAACACAAGAGTATGAGATCGTATTTACCTCCGATGACTTGCACTGAATGCCATAAAATAATGGTGCCGCAGTTCAAGCAAGAATACCCCCACAAGCTCGATGGCTGGTCATGCGATTGCGGACATAGCGAGAAAGCTATTCTCAGAGAGCGACAATACACGAGGGAGACAGATGGCAGTCAAGCGCGAACCCTGTGACATTTGGTTTAGCAAGGCGGTAAGGCTACGGGATGAAAAGTGTTTGCACTGCCACAAGACTGATCGACTGGAGTGCTCACACATCTATGGACGGGCCAACAAGCGGGTGCGCTGGTCAATGTCAAATTGCATAGCCCTCTGCCACGCCTGCCACAGATATATGACCTCTAATCCCGTGGCGCATTTTGACTTCTTGAATGACCTATTGGGCGAGGAGCACATGGATAAGCTAAGGATGGATCGCAACGAGATTTACAAGACTAATAAACTGCTGAGGAAAGATATCGCGGCGCATTACCGCGATGAGGTTAGGCAGAAGGAACTTGATCCTGACTACGAGATTCAGAGCTGGAACTAATGTGGTCAAGGAAGTGCTGTTTCAACACTGGATTCCTTTTTAGTTTCTTGAGCGCCCTGATCTCAGTGATCCTGATTGTTTGACGGCTTACACCAAGAACGTCTGCGATTTCTTGATGTGTCATGTTGTAAACAAAGTTGATAGCTCGTGACATTAATCCTCCCACACTTCTAGTGAGCCTTCGTTCATGTCGCACAGGGTGTGATCGCCAGCCTTGTACGCCTCCATCTCTGATTCGTACTCAGGCTCAGACGTGTACGCCTCGCCCCCGTCCCGACCAATGATTGTGTATCCCCACATATTTTTTCTCCCTTGGTTAGTGATGAGCAGATATTTGCATACCTAAATTTAAAAGTACACACGTTATGTTTATTTATTTGATGTGTTTGTTGGTGGGGTGTTGTAAATATACATTTGTGGTATACTCATCGGATGTGTACTACAGTGAAGAGAGCGATGTTCTGCACTCGTAACAATGTCCAGCACATTGAGAACCTCGGTATAGTTTGCGAACTAGTCGGGCGACTCAAAGGTTTAACAGAGTCTGAATACTTGGACCTCTGTGCGATAAGCAAGCTGGAGAATGCACGAGCGTTGGAGATGGCTAAACATTACCCAAGCCAGTAAGGCGAGGGAATAACAGGCCGAAAAGGCCGAGGGGCTTTGCACCCCCAAAAAAAGGGAGAACGACGTGGAATTGAATTTATTACAGCAGTATCCAGCGCGAGTAGTGGCTGGCATTATCTTGTTTGTAGCGGCGCTAGGGATTGTGGGCAACGCTGACTTACAGGACCAGATTGATCAGCAAGAGTGGTACTGCGAGAACGTAGAGTTGTGGATCGAGTCTAATGGTCGCAATGGTCATCCGGATTATAAGGGCATTGATTGTGAAGGTTCTTGATCTATTCGCTGGGATCGGTGGATTCACCATCGGTCTTGAGCGAGCAGGATTCGAGACAGCGGCTTTCTGTGAGATAGACCCTTATGCTCAGAAAGTCCTACGCAAGAATTGGCCTGGAGTACCCATCTATGACGATGTTAGAACAATCACAGCAGAGCGATTGGCTTCAGACGGAATTGGAGTCGATGTCATTACAGGCGGGTTCCCCTGCCAGGACATCTCAGTTTCAGGAAACCAAGCAGGAATACAAGACGGAACCCGAAGCGGCTTATGGTCAGAGTGCGCCCGTTTGCTTGGGGACATTCGACCTAAATACGCCATCTTTGAAAACGTCACAAACTTGCTTAACGGACACGGGGGAGATTGGTTTAAGCGAGTTCTCTGGGACATTTCCGCGCTCGGGTATGATGCGGAGTGGCACTGTATACCAGCTTCCGAACTTGGCGCGCACCATCACAGAGATAGGATCTGGATTATTGCCTACCCCCGCGGCCAGTACGGGCGGAACAACGGGCAACTGGCAACCGATCAGGCCCAGCGGACACAGAGCGCAGCTAACTTTACAGCAACACGTGAGGATGTGGCCGACACCGCTAGCGCAAGAAGCAAAACACGCAGCGCCGACAGAGTGGGAAATGACAACCAATCATGCGGCGACTCAGAACAGCTTGCGTGTGCAAGTCAACAAGCGGAAAGTTTGGCCGACTCCAACAGCACACAATGCCAAAGAAGGTGCTTATCCTTCGGAATACAATCGCAATACGCCAACATTATCGGCGCAAGCGGGTGGAGCGTTGAACCCAATGTGGGTCGAGTGGCTAATGGGATTCCCTCTAGGTCACACAGACTTAAATGCTTAGGCAACGCGGTAGTGCCGCCAATACCAGAGTTAATAGGGAGGGCTATAAATGAAGCTAACCTATAAACAAGTAAAGGATGCGGCTAAGATGGAAAGCGAGGGCGTCGAGGTATGGGCGCTCTCACAAATCTTCGATGTACATGATATGACGATGCGCAAATACTTACGCGCCTATTACAAGTACGGCAAATCATTCTGGTCACGTTATCCAACTGAGGTGGAACATGGCGGATCATCGGCATAAGCTAGACAAGGAAACGCGAGACAGACACTTCCCTGAGTACAATGGGGGTAAGGGGTCAAGACCGCGCAAGTTCGCAACTAACAGTAGTCAATCCTATAAGGATGGCTGGGATAGGATATTCGGTGGCAAAGACAAGAGCACAACTTAACCGAGAGACACGCCAAGCCGAGATGCGGAAGAAGATTGAAGCATCCGGGTATGAAACGCATGTCCATGAAGTCGTTAAAAAATTGCTAGATCCTGAGCAAGAACTTGACTCCATTGATGTACAGCGTATGAAGTCTGCGGCTGACCTATCCATAAAGATGATGGCTAAGTTCATGCCAGACCTTAAATCCACCGAGATCACTGGTCCAGATGGCGGTGGTTTAGTCGTTAACATTCAGCGTAAGAGATTCGATGGCGACGATTGAATACGTGATGAAGCCACAAGGCGTGGTACTCGAGGAGTTCGCTGACTGTCGCGCGCGTAACTCATTCATTATGGGGCCACTAGGCTCCGGCAAGACCGTCCAAGTAATCCTCAAGCTCCTTGAGCTGATGTGCCAGCAAGCACCAGTGACGCGGGAGAGTCATCCCAACTACGGCATTCGGCTCAGTCGGATCATTGCCGCTCGAAATACTTACAGTGAATTGTTCTCAACCACGATTAAGGATTGGATCGAGGTGCATGGCGATCTAGGTGAGTTCAAGCAGGGGAACAAGGAACCGCCAACGCATCGACTCGAGTTCAAGCTGGAGGATGGGACGACGGTTAAGAGCGAGGTCATCTTCATAGCCTTTGATCGCCCTGAGCACGTCAAGAAGGCGAGGGGTATCCAGACTACATGGGTGTGGCTAAACGAGGCTAAGGAGCATTCTAAGAGCGTTGTGGACATGCTTGACCTGCGATGCGGTCGATACCCGTCGATGAAGGAAGGCGTGAAGCCTACGCATTATGGGATGCTGGGAGACTCGAATGCGCCCGATGAGGATCACTGGTATTACAAGCTGGCTGAAGAAGATCGACCAGAGGATTGGAAGTTTCACCGCCAACCGGGTGGTGTATATCGGGAAGGCGACGGATGGTATCTCAACGAAAAGGCAGAGAATCTTAATAACCTACCGGACGGCTATTACCGGCGAGGTCTACAGGGTAAGACTGATGATTGGATCAAGGTTAATCTCGCGAATGAGTACGGCTTTGTCTCTAGCGGTAAGCCAGTTCATCCTTTGTACACTGATTCTATTCACTGCATGGCTGACGTTTATCAGCCTAATACTGATCAACCTATTGTGCTTGGCTTTGACTTCGGTCGGACTCCAGCTTGTGCGTTTCTTCAGAGAGATGCGTTGGGCCGCTGGGTTTGTTTTGATGAGTTTTGTCTGACTGACTCTGGGGCGGTGGACTTTGCACCTAGCCTCAAACGTTACATTGATGCGAACTACCCGAAGTGCCGATTCAGAGGCTGGGGTGATCCATCGGGTGACAATAAGAACCAAGCCAATGCAGACACGCCCTTCAAGATCATGCGAGCGGCTGGCATACCCTGTACGCCTACACTGACAAACGATCCTGCATTGCGACGTGCGGCGCTAGAGATACCGATGAAAGAACTCTGCATGGATGGTAAGCCACGATTCTTGATTAGCCCTAAAGCACGAATGATTCGTAAGGGATTGCAGGGTGGCTTCTGTTACCGGCGCATTCAGATATCGGGTGAGAAGTACACGGATGAGCCTGATAAGAACGAATACAGTCACCCGGTTGAAGCATTGGAGTACGCACTGCAAGGTGAAGGCGAAGGCAGACAGGCACTAACTAACTTACATACGCAGAACAGAAAGGTGCGCCAGATGAAGATGGATGTCCGTGTCTTCTGATATCGCATACGTGGCGTTCTCTATCGACGAGGGGCATTGGTGGTCGTGGATGCTACACCCCGAGATTAGGCATTGTTACGTCGTGATTCCGAACGATGGCGAATGGTTTGCGGTTGGCAAGTCAACGCAAGGGATTGAGTTCATAATCGTCGATAACATTACCGATGTAGTCGAGAACGATATTCTGATAAAATCGCAGGTTCATAGACCTAAGCGCGGTCTGTTTATGTTGAATACGTGCGTTGGGTATACGAAGCAGGTGTTGGGTATAAACAAACCGTTTATCTGGACGCCTTATCAACTGTATCGGTATTTGGAGAAGCAGGATGGCAGGTAAGATGCGGCAAAGCTTGCGCGGTATCGACAGGATACACCGCAAAGGCTTCAAGAAGATTGACCGGGTTCGCAGAGGCAAGAGCCTTCTTGGCGAGCTTGGTGTTAAGAGCGGCAGTAACCGAAAAGCACAGCAAGACACTATTGGTTATGACGGTAAAGACTTCACACGTAACGGGGAAAAGACCACCCGTGACTCGTTAAGGATGGGATGAAATGAAATCACCGAAAGCACCTAAGCCATCAGCACAGCAAGTAGCTGTCGAGCGCCGTCAGGCAGTAGCACTGGATGAAGAGATTGCGGAGCAGGAAGAACGCTTCCGTGCTATGGCTCGCGGCAAGCTAGGAACTAAGTCTTTATTGGGCGGTGTACCACGTAGCCGTGCAGAGTCCGCAGGAGGCCGTGCAGGAGCGGCTCCAGCTCGAACCATGTTAGGCATGGGCGGTATGGGCGGCGTCTCTCCCGGCGGTGCTGGCGGCGGTATGCGCTCTGGCCCGTACTCTGGCACACAAGCACAACTTAAATAGGTAGCACTATGAGCTTGCCCCCGCATCTTGGCTCGGTCCAAGACATAAAGGAACGTGAACAGAAAGCGTTTAGCACTCAAGCAATGTGGCATGACCAATTGCAGGATGTGTACGAATACTTTCTACCGCAACGTAACCTGTTTGATACCGAGAACACCGGTCAGAAGAAGATGGACCGCATCTTTGACTCGACTGCGTTGACAGCTATCCAGCAAGGTGCGAGCAAGCTACAGGAAAACATTGCTCCGATCTGGTCACGTTGGGCTACCTTCCAGCCGACCGAAGAGATCATCCGGTTGTTGGAGTCAGGCCAGTTCGATGTATCCGAAGAGGATGTGCGAGCCAACCTAGATCAGCAGTGCGAGCTGGTCTTTGATTACCTGAATCGCTCTAACTTCCATACTCAGTTCTATGAAGCGGCGCTTGATCTTCTCGTGGGTACGGCAACCATGAAGATCGAAGAGACAGACGATGAGACCAACCCTATTTGCTTCAACACGATCCCACAGAAGGGCATTGCGTTTGAAGAGGGTCCGTACGGAACGGTCGAGACACACTGGCGACGGTTTCAAGTCAAGGCTCGCTTACTAGAGCGTATGTGGCAGGGCTTTGAAGCCTCGCAGAATGTACGCAACATGATCGAGAACAGTCCCAACACTGAAGTTAGCGTGTCTGAGGGCGTGATCTTTGACCCTAAGAGCAAGCGATACTACGGATGCCTGTGGGTTAACAATGAAAAGTCTTTCTCATGGACTGAAGACTTCGGGGAATCAAGCCCTTGGGTTACTGGTCGATACACAAAGGTAGCCGGTGAGATACGTGGTCGCGGTCCAGCAATGCAGTCATTGCCCGATGTACGCTCACTGAACAAGGCGAAAGAGTTTGTCTTGCAGAAAGCCGCAATAGACCTTGCCGGTATGTATACGGCTACTGACGACGGCGTTACTAACCCGTACAATATGGTGATTGCCCCCGGTGTCGTAATTCCAGTCGGATCAAACAACACCAACAACCCTTCTATTCAACGTCTCGATACAGGATCGAACCTTGCTCTCGCGCAATTTGAAATCGTCGAGCTTCAAAACGCTATCAAGTTGGCAATGTTCAACGACTTGCGTGATCCTTCTGGTCCTGTTCGTAGCGCCACTGAAGTTGCTATTGAATCCAGAGAGCTTGCAAAGCGGATCGGGTCGGCATTTGGGCGACTTCAGACCGAGATACTCATACCAATACTCAAGCGTGTCGTCGCTATACTGACTCGACGCGGATTGATCGTACCTATCGAGCTTGATGGCCGCGATGTACGAGTTAAGTTCACATCTCCACTAGCACGAGCGCAAGACGGCGAAGACTTACTGGCTGTTCAGCAAGCCGTACAGTTCGTATTAGGTACGTCTGGCCCCGAGCAGGTACTCATGGCTTATAAGACTGAGGACTTCGGTACGTGGGCGGCAGAAAAAACAGGGATGCCCTCTGAATTGGTACGGTCTGAGGTCGAGAAACAGCAGATCATCCAAGCCGGTGCACAAGCTCAGATGCAACAACAACAACCACAACCAATGGAAGCTGAATGACTTGGGAAACAATTGAGGGCGCAAGCCCGGATGCCAAGAGACAGAAAGCCAAAGCACAAGAACAGATAACGGAACTCACCAAAGCCTATGCCCGATGCTTCAACACTGAAGACGGGCAGAAGGTCTTAGAGGATCTGACCCGTCGCTTTCTATTCGATAACTCAACCGCCCTATCTAGCCAGAACGTCGCGTATGAAGCGGCGTATCACAATGGTGAAGCTGGCGTTATCCGCATGATCATCCACTACATACAGCAAACCGAGAGACTATGACCGAAGAAACCAAGAAGCGTGGGCGCAAGTCGAAGCCCAAGTACGAGGTATCCGGCAATGACATGGACCACCTAGCAACTATTGGGTGCGAACTTGATTGGCTGGAACGATTACATGACCGATATGGCTTTGAGAAGTTCGAGTACATCCATAAGTTTCGAGCTTTCAGGTGCTACAAAGACGGTCAACACGTTGATTGGATCGACGTAAACGATCTTGCTGTGATCAATGGCAAGCGCAGGGTGGAATCTATCCTGCTAAGACACCAGCCCGTAAATGTTAAACGAGCAGTAATTCAATATCCTTGGAGATAATCATGGAAGAACAGGCCGTAGAAAGTAACGACACCCTGCAATCATTAGTAGACGCCGCAGAACCCACATTAGGTGAAGGCGAATTCTTTTTGAGTGATGGGATCAAGGGCGTTGGCGATCAACCCGAGTGGTACAAAGCCGACAAGTACAAGTCAGTATCAGAGCAAGCCAAGGCATACACCGAGCTAGAGAAGAAGTTCGGGGGATTCACTGGCGCACCTAAAGACGGATACTCCGTTATTGAAGGTGTAGAGTCAGACGACGCGTTATGGCAGGAGCTAGTGTCGTTTGGTGAGAAGACCAACATGTCTCAGTCTGCAATGAACGACGCATGGGAATTATTATCCGCACAAGATCAAGCGGCTGAAGAAGTATCAATGGAAGTTGAGCTTCAGAAGCTAGGCGATAACGGTGTAGAGCGTGTCAAGGTTGTCGAGCAGTACATGAAGAACAATCTCGATGGCGACACATACGAGCGGTTACGTTATGCCGTAAACAGTGCCGAAGCTGTTGAGCTGATCGAAGCCTTAGTTAAGTCAACCGCCCCTGCTAAGTTGCCGATTGATGGCTACATTGAACCGGGTGGCGTTACATGGACTGACATTGAAGCTGAGATGTTTAAGAAGCATGAGAGCGGCCAGATGCTTCGTGCGGTCGATCCTAACCACGAGGCCAAGGTTCAACGCATGATGAAAGAGTTTGGTGGTGATAAGCCCAATGTACGCGTTGTTGGCTAATACGCAGTGTGTGGTATCATAGCGAGATCGGATACCCCTTTCACAAGGCCCGGTAGTTTTAGGTTGAACGACTGACCGACTATCGGGTACTCAGTCCAAAATCTCTTAATCAATTTTTTTTTCAATTTGACATAGAGGAGACTGAATCATGTCAATTAATCTCTCCGCAGTAGCGGTAACTGAATTTGACAGCATGGTGAAGCACGCCTACGCAAACATGGGCTTGCTTAAGAACGCTGTCACACTCCGAAACAACGTCGTAGGTGATACCTACAAATTCCGTCGTATGGGCAAAGGCCTTGCTAACCAGAAGGCTAGTTCTGCCGATGTAGTTGCAATGGGTGTTGGACACGAGTTCAAGACTGCAACACTCGTAAACTGGAACGCGCCTGAGTTCACAGACATCTTTGACGCACAAGACGTAAACTTTGACGAGAAGCAAGAGCTGGCATCTACAATCGCTGGTGCCTTGGGTCGTCGTTGTGACCAGCTTGTCATTGATGCTATGGACGCTTCTACTCCACTGACTACTGCTGTAGCCGCTGGTGGTACTAACCTCACAATCGCTAAGGTCAACCAAGCACAGGTTGAGCTACGTGATCAGGGCGTACCAAATACAGAGCTTTTCGCAGTAATCGAAGCTGGTGGATTGGGTGGACTCTTGGCTGATGAGAAGGCAACTTCTTCTGACTACCAAGCGGTCAAGGCTCTTGTATCTGGTGAGATCAACTCTCTTGTTGGCTTCCAGTTCATCATCCTTGAAACTCGTGCGGAAGGCGGTCTGACTGAAGCGGCTAACGTCGTGGACTCTTGGTTCTTCCAGCGTCCGTCTGTCGGCCTTGCTATCGGTATCGACATGAAGACTGAGATCAACTACGTTCCTGAGAAGACTTCTTGGCTGTCTAACGGCATGCTGAAGGCTGGCTCTGTCGTTCGCGACGAAGGTGGTTTGGTTAAGGTTCAGTACGACAAGACTGCATAAGTCTTACACGGCCCCTTCGGGGGCCATTCTATTTCTGGGTGGGTTATGGCGAGCAAGATCGACTTAATTAGCAATGCACTTATTCTAATTGGTGACACTCCGATTAATTCACTTACTGGTGGATCACGGCGCGAGACTGTCGCGAACAATCTATACGACAACATTGTCCAAAACGAGCTGACAAAGCATCGCTGGGGCTTTGCTCGTAGGCAAGAACAGATGTCCCGCTTGACGGACGTGCCTGTGAACCCGAATCAATGGGCAACAATTTACCAGCTACCGACTGATTTATTGTTTCTAATCACTGTATCGCCTGATTCCAACTATCAGATATACGGCGACAAGGTGTACAGCAATTCAGATAACGCCATGTTTGCTGACTATATTGCCAACACGCCCGAGGCTGAGTGGCCTGTGTACTTCGCCAAGATGATCGAGTACGCACTGGCTATGGACTTCGCCGCAAGCATTAGAGACAGCTCTGCGGCTAGAGGTGAGATGGCCGCGGCCTATGTGAATGCGTCCCGTATGGCGCGTTTCACGGACTCTCAGCAGTATCCGACGCAACAATTAAGAAGTAACCCATTTACTAACGTGAGGTTCTAATGGCTAAGACTCGATTTATCCAGTCTAGCTTTGTAAGTGGTGAGTTATCCCCGCTTCTCAAGGGCCGTATTGATATCAACCAGTATTATCAGGCTGTCGAGACTGCTGAGAACGTCGTGATCGTTCCACAAGGCGGGATGCGCCGTCGTCCTGGTACTGAGTTTATAACCGAGTGCGTTAAAGGTATTTCAAAGAAGTCACCGACGTACACCATGCCCAATGGTGGCACATCATCGGTACTCAATGACGGCGATGACACGACAAGCACGTCAACAACTACACCGATTGGCACGACTGACCCGTATGTTGTCGCCAAGATGGATTTGTTGGTTGATCTCCCCATGAAGTTTATTGATCTGCGCCAGATCAGCCTATCAACCGGCACAAGTAGTCAGTTCAAAGTCCAGTATTCAACTGATGACGTGACCTATACCGATGCCGCAAGCGTCCCTTTGCTTGGCACTAACCCGCAGAACTTCCGATTACTGGTTGATCAGACCGCTCGGTACTGGAGACTAGCCCGTATTGGCGCGACTGACTTGGGTGCCGCGACGGTTACGATTGCTGGTCTGTCTCTATATGAAGAGTCTGCAATTCTAAGCACGCCACGCCTTGTAGACATGAGCGTCGAGGATGACCGGCACTACCTTGTGGAGTTTACGCGAGACAATATCGCTATATTCCGCTCTCGGCTTGTAGGCATAAACATTCAGACCACTAGGGTTGCGGACATCAAGCCCTTGTATAGCGGTTTGACGTCGGCTGAGATAGAAAATATCCGCGTGGCTCAGGTTGAAAACGTCATGCTTATCGTTGGTGACTTCGCGCCGATGCGACTAGTAAACCTTGGGACGGATAGCGATTGGTTTTTGGATCTGATCCCGTTCACTAACGTACCTCAGTACGACTTTGACGACGCACTAAGCCCTATCCCTGTTGATGAGATACAGGTTATGACGCTAGGTCATACCGGGTCGGGCCAATGGAAGCGTGGAGATCGTTTCGAGATAGACGTTGAGGGCGTTCTTTCCAAGTCTATTAGCTTTGCTGGTGACTCGACTCCCGATGAGCAAGCGTCAACCGTCTTTAACATCCAGAAGAACCTGCAAGAGATGCCGGTATTTGGCGAGACGGGGGTAGCTGTAACCAGAACAGGAGCTGAGCAGTACACAATCACCATATCGGGCGAGTCAACTAAAGACTTTGAGCTGTTTTCTGCGTATGTGACCGAAGGCTCTACAGATCACGAGATTAATTTCACCAAGACGCAATCAGGCTCACCCCGGAAAGAAGATGTCTGGTCGTCCACCCGTGGATATCCAAACAGCATTTGCTTCTATGAGGGCCGCTTGGTCATAGGCGGAACTGAGTCAAAGACCCAATCAATCTTCATGTCTAAGACGGGATCATTCTTCGACTTCGATATTGATGACGGTGATGACGATGAGGCAATCTTTGCGACGATCTCTTCACGTAAACTGAATGACATTGTTGACGTGTATCCCGGTCGTAACTTGCAGATATTTACATCGGGTGCGGAGTTTGCTGTAACCAGTAAGCCGACAACGCCTAGCTCGATTACAATTCAGCCGCAGACTTCACACGGCGCGAACAAGGTTGAGGTCCAAGACGTAGACGGATCGACCATATTCGTTGACCGACACGGCAAGTCCCTCCTGAGCTTCCTGTATTCGTTTAACGAGGACGCTTACACGTCAGACGATAGATCGGTACTGGCCTCTCACTTAATCAACCAGCCGGTCGATATGGCCCTCCTAGCGGGTACTGCGAGTGATGACGCTAATTGGCTGTTTATCGTCAATACAGATGGCACGGCGACGATCCTTAACACGCTAAGAAGTCAGGACATCAACGGCTTCACTAGCTGGAAAACAGACGGCGACGTTAAGAGCGTTTGCGTTGTAGATGATCAGCTCTTTATGACTGTCGAGCGCACTGTAAACAGAGTTAAGAAGCTTTTCATTGAGCGCTGGGACTTTACTTACTTGATGGATTGCTCGATTAAGAGCGTCCAAGTAGCCGGTGATATCGACGGACTGGACCATTTAGACGGTGAATCGGTCAAGGTGTTAACTCGTGACGGCCAAGCTGATGCGAACGAAGGCTATGTGCTGTCGTCTTACACGGTAGCTAGTGGCGAAATCACTCTTGATCCTAGTGAGGTGTACAGCTTTACCACGTATGAGGTTGGCTTACCCTTTGTTCCTACTATTAAGCCTATGCCACTGAATACAAACATCGGATCGGGCCAGAATCAGATGCGCTTGAAGAAGATTGTCCGCATGAACCTGCGTGTCTACGAGTCTTCCGGCATTCACATTGACGGCATTGCCGTACCTGTTCGCGAGTTTGGTGAGGCTGGTACTACATCCCCTTTAACTGGCGGGTCGATTATTCCGAAAACTGGCATAATAGAAGACGTTTACGATATTAACGGCTGGGGCCGTGAGGTCATCCCGACGATTACTTGTCCTGATCCTACGCCCATGCACATACAGATGATTGAATACGAGGTCGAAGGTAACTGATGGCTCTCCCTATATTTGCAATATTAGCGGGCTTAAGCGCAGGTGTATCAGCCTACGGTCAAGTTCAAGCCGGAAAGGCTCAGAAGGTAGCACTGAAAGAGCAAGCCAAGCAGGAAGAGCTTGCGGCAGAAAGCCAAGAGCTACAGCGTCGGCAAGAACTTAACAAAGCATTGGCGGCTAACGTCGCGGCACTCTCGACTGCGGGAATATCTGGAGAAGGCACCCCAGCAAGTCTGGCTCTGGCAAGCGCAAAGCAAGTCGGGTTAAGTGAAGCTACTATTGATGTGTCTGAGAATCTAAGACAAGCGGCATTAAAGCGACAAGCTAAACAAGCGACTCAAACAGCAGGATTAGCGGCGGCAAGTACATTGCTTAGTGGTGGCGTGAAAGCGGCGCAGTTAGCGGAATAAAGTTATGGCTCAGAAGCGCATTGATTATTACGGACAGTTTACGCCTACAGGTGTAGACACCTCTCAGGCTAAACGCTTGCAGGCTCTCTCTGGCTTGGCTGAACAGGTCGGGGACATTGCGTTTGAGGTTGGGGCTAAGATCCAAACGAAGCGCGGCCAAGAGGCTGGTCTTGCGGCTGGGGCAGAGGCCGCTGACAAAGGCGAGATGATCGAAACGCAAAAAGGTTTCTTGTCACAGATATCCATATTTGATCAGGCATACAACAATGCACTGTCAAAGGCATATGTTGCTGGCGTTGATAACGATGCGCGAGAGAATGTCAATCGCCTACTTACTGACAACCCCGATGACATTGATGCGTTTGATGAAGCTGTCAACGCTTATCGGAATGGCGTAACACAGAATATAGCCGAAGAATTTAGACCATTGATTAATCAGTCAATGGATCAAATGATTACTAGCGCCCGCTCACAGGTACACCAATCTCAGACAGCCAAGAACCTCAAGAACGCAGATGACACGCTGATTCGCTCCGGTCAAACAGCAACCGAGGCCGCATTGAAGGCGGCACGTATCGGTGATGATGAGTCGGCAATGATTGGTCGTATGAATGCCTTTTCTACCTTTGATGCTCGCGTTGAAGCTGGAACGATGACTCCGGCGGCGGCTGAAACTGCCAAGCAGAACCTTATAGTAGCTACGGAAGGCGAGAAAGCCCGAGGTGGATTGCAAGCTCTTATCAAGAATCGTGGCGCTTATGCGGCGGTTGAGTTTATCAATGCGGTAGCTGAGACGCCTGTTAGTAACTTCACGCTAGACCAGCAAGAAGAATTAGCGAATGTCCTACGTGCTGACTTGAATGAGTACATATCACTGACCAACATCCAAGAGAAGCAAGCTGAGGACGCACTGAAGGCCCGTCAAGGCGAGAACTTCACTAGCCTGTACGTTGGCTTGATTAACGGCGAAACCGACGTAGGCGACATTACACGCACTGCTATGGCTGGCAATCTCACACAGTCACAACTGACTACACTGACCAACGTAATGAACACTCGCGGTCAAGGTATTGATGACTTCAATCTGATCTATGACATCCAGACGCAGATGTATCAGAACCCAGAAGCGGCGCGTAACTTGATTATTGCCAACACTGGCACTCGGCTTACCGGATCTAGGGCGCAAGAGCTATTAACTACGCTAGGCGAAGAGCCAATATTAAACACGGCAACAGCCAACCGCTTTCGAACTTTCTTAAAAAACAACGTGGCTACTACCGACTTGCTTGGAAACATTACTGGCGAGAACAAAGAGCGGGCAATATTCTTGATGTTTGAGTTTGATAATCGAGTTTTGGCAGGTGAGGCACCGGAGGCAGTGGCATTGAATCTAGTGTCTGTTGATGACATTCTCAGAAAGAACTTTGATAGAGAGTTTGAAAAACTTGAGGCTGAGATAGGAACCCTAACTAAATCCGAATACGACGAAAGATTCCAATTGTTGACGACACAGCAACAGCGTATGGAAAACTTTGAGAGCATGATGGCTGATATTAAGAGAGGACAATAATGGTTAGTAAGTTAATAACTCAAGTTGCCGAAGGTATCTCTCGGTCTGGCTCTCCAGCCTATAAAGATGAAGTTGCTCGATCTGTTGCGCGAGAAGCGTTTGCCAAAGAGGTTAGCGATTCTGGGTTAGAAGCTGGTGCATACATTGATGAATTTGACATTAATGAGCTTACTGTTGGGCCAGAAGCAAAAAGATTATTACGCGCATTAGAGCGGGATGATTACTTAGGTTTTGATCGTATAGACGACGTATTTGTTCAGTTGTTTGATGAAGGTGGCTTAGAGGGTTTTGATCCATCGCCTCAGCTTAAATCTGCATTTGGCAGATATCTCAATGAAGCTACAGGTATGACTGGTCCTGGGATGTCCTATTTCGATAAGCCACAACCAAAGGTTAAGTCAGGCTTTAAGGCTTATCACGGTAGCCCATATCAGTTTGAGCAATTTGATATAGAAAAGATTGGCACCGGCGAAGGCGCGCAGGCATATGGCTATGGCTTGTATTTTGCTGAATCAGAAGATGTTGCTCGCGGATACAGAGAAGCTCTTACGAGTCCTCGCATTGAGGTTGGCGGTAAACCTGCTGACCTTATATATACCGCAGATATTCGAGAGCGCTTTGCTGATTTGTATGACGAGGTTGGTGATGAAATCTCACAAGAGCGCTTAGATGTTATCTTGAGCAACATGAGCCAAGCCAACACTGAAAGTGACTTGGAAAATGTACTCTCATCCTTTAGGCCAGAAGAGCGGCGCTTATTTGAAACATACGTCCGACCTCGCTCTGAATTTGTAGAGCCGAAAGGCGCAGTGTATGAAGTTCAGATCCAAGCAGGTCAAGATGAGCTTATCAATTGGGATAGACCAGTAGCAGAACAACCACCAAAAGTACGAGACGCTTTGCTAAAACTTGAGGGCGTTGATGAAAACACTAAAGGTGAGTTTGCGTATTACCGACTAGCGCCTCAAGCCACAGGCAAAGAAGCACAAAAGCAAGCCACAGAAAAAGCGAAAGAGCTTGGCATAAAAGGCATTAGGTATGCCGATGGTATGTCGCGTAAGACTGAAGGCGGTACGAGTAACTTTGTAGTTTTTGATCCACGCATCATTGAGATATCGCGCCAATATGGCATAGCGTTGCCGATGGCTGGCCTTATGCTGGCTAATCAAGACGCACAAGCCGCTGAGTCTATGAGCTTGACCACTGAGCCGCGTCCACCAATGCGTATGCCTACGTTTGAAAACGATGACGCTACCGGCAAGGTGCTTGATGCACGACAAGGCGCAGACCTATCGCCATACGACCGAGCCATGATGAAGGCTCAGGTTGATCAAGAGCCGATGACACCCTTCGAGGCTATACCTGCAAGGGCTGAACGCTTTGCTCGCGAGGTCACAATACCTGCGATTAGTGATATTGCTGGTGGATTGATCGAAGCGCCACGTCAGGCGGTTGCTGGTTTCTTGGATGCGACTGCTGAAGCGGCTCGCATGATGGAATCCATTATCCCGCTAGGCACTATCAGCGGTGCAGAACCTGAGTATCTTGAGATTGAAGCCGACCCTCGCACCGTAACGGGCGCAGGTGTACGTGCTATCAGTCAGTTCCTTACAGGTTTCATTCCAGCATTACGCGGCGTCAAGGCTCTTGGTGTCACAGGTGTTGCGGCTCCAGCAACGGCAGGTGCTATCGCTGACGCTACAGTGTTCGATCCGCAAGAAGAGCGACTGTCTAACCTTATCCAAGACGTACCCTCTTTACAGAACCCAATCACGGAATACCTTGCGGCTGGCCCAGAAGATACAGACGCCGAGGGACGGTTTAAAAACGCCGTGGAAGGACTTGCGCTTGGCGGAGCCGCAGATAGCTTGATACAAGGTGTTCGCCTTGTGAAGAGCCGCAGGGCGCTTGTAGAGGCGGCTGAAGCAGAAGGCAAGCCAGTCGAGCAGATGATCGAAGAGGCTATGGCTACCATGAAGGGTGGAGTGCCAGCCCCTCGTGAGATGCCGCCCGGTCAAGAGTACATTCCGTTTGATGAGGCGGCTGAAGCTGTACAGCCTACAATCCGCGTACCTGAGTTCAAGATGGGTGCCACAGATGCGGAACCAGAAGCGGCTCGCAATATCAATCTTGCTAACCTCAATACCACTGAGGATGTATCAACCCTTATTGACGAGGTAGCTAGGGCTGATGCGCCGAATATGAACGATGCGCGTCGTCAAAAGATTACCAATCAAGACCTTCCAAAGTTAGCAGACGACCTTGGCATGACTGTCGAAGACTTGTTAGCACGTCGGCAGGGTTCAGCATTCAACGCGGAACAGATCCTAGCGGCTCGCAAAATCCTCGTGGCGTCTGGCGAGAACCTAGTTAAGTTGGCTGGTGCGGCTAAGAACGGTAGTGAGATGGACCTTGCACTATTCCGCAGGGCTATGGGTCAACATCGAGCCATTCAAGCGCAAGTGTCAGGCATGACGGCTGAGGCTGGTCGTGCATTGCAGTCATTTAGAGTTGTGGCGGCAAGCTCACGAGAGCAAGAGCGCATGATTAAAGAGGCGCTTCAGACTACAGGCGGCGAAGCTGTATCGCGTGACATGGCGGCTATGCTATCAGAGCTAGATGACCCAGCTCAGATTGGTCGCTTTGTTAAGGATGCGAACAGAGCCACTACCAAAGACCAGCTTTACGAGGTGTGGATTAACGGCTTGCTGTCTTCACCTACGACTCACATGGTCAACATACTATCTAACGTCATGGTCGTTGGACTTACTGTTGGTGAGAGAAAAATCGCAAGCTCTATTGGTGGAAACATACCGCCCGGCGAAACGTCTGCACAACTTAAAGGTGTGGTCGATGGCGCGCGTGATGGCTTCCGATTAGCGTGGAATGTGCTGAAGACCGGAGAGCCTACTGATCCATTGCAGAAGGTAGAGGCTGAGAAGTTTCGAGCTGTAACCTCTGAGAACCTTAACATTGCTGGCCCTGCTGGTCGCTTTGCTGATTATATGGGTGAAGCGATACGCGTCCCCGGTCGTCTACTAACAGCGGGAGATGAGTTCTTTAAGGCTATCGGCTACCGTATGGAGCTGTACTCGCAAGCCTACCGCCAAACATTTAACGAAGGCTTACGCGATCAGGCGGCGGCAAAGCGGGTCATTGAGATCATCGAGAACCCGCCCGAGAACATTAAGCAAGCGGCAGTCGATGCGTCACGCTATCAGACCTTTACTAACCAGCTAGGCAAGACTGGCAAGGCCGTTGAGCAGGTGCGGAACAACATCCCATACGCTCGCGTGGTCATGCCGTTTGTTCGGACGCCTGTAAACATCATGTCGTACACCTTCGAGCGCACTCCATTAGCTCCGCTGTCCAGCGCATTCCGCGAAGAGATTGCGGCAGGTGGCGCACGTCGTGACTTAGCATTAGGCAAGCTGATTTCTGGCTCGATGTTAATGGCTGTATCTGCTGATCTCGTATTGAGCGGATCAGTAACAGGTGCTGGGCCAACCAATCCCAAGATGCGAAACATCATGCGGGCTACTGGCTGGCAACCATACTCGATCAAGATTGGCGATAAGTATTACGCATACAACCGCCTTGATCCTGTAGGTGCATTGCTAGGCTTGTCGGCAGATGTCTCAGAAATTATTGGTCAAACAGATGAGGCTGAAGCGTCACAGCTTGCTACTGCGGCGGCGCTGTCGGTTGCACAGAACATGGCAAGCAAGACGTATATGTCTGGTGTGACTGACTTCTTCGATGCTTTCTTTGGCGCAAGCACAGACCCCGAGGCTAAGAACTACAAGCTGGACCGCTATCTACAGCGCATGGTTAGCTCTGCTGTTCCTTCATTTGTTGCAAACATTGAGCGCAATTTAAGCCCGGAGATGAGTGCTACATACGGTTACATTGATCGTATTAAGTCACGTTTACCGGGTTACTCCGACGACCTTCCCCCGCGTAGAAATATATTTGGCGAACCCATTGTATTAGAGGGCGGTATTGGTCCCGATATCATGTCGCCCATCTACGCATCTACAGCGAAGGACGATCCTGTCGCGGATGAGATGGTGCGCCAACAGGTATCTGTGGGAATGCCTCGCAGACAGATCCAAGGCATTGAGTTAGACGCCAAGCAATATGATCGCTATGTGCTTTTGTATAGCGGTATCGAGGCTCAGATGTCTTTGAAAGAACAGCTTAGATCCATGTTTGATACACGTAGTTACAAAAATGCTACTGATGGGCCTGAAGGTGGTAAGTCTTTAATGGTAAAATCAGTGTTCACAGCATACAGAGACATGGCACAAGCACAGATGTTGGCAGAGGATGAGACGCTAACGAACCAAATCACGCTCGCACAAGAGCAAAGAGTAGAGAAACTACTGGGACGCTGATATGACCGTAGCAGACAACACAAGCCGTAACCAATATTCCGCGACTTCTGGTCAGACGGTATTCGCGTATACGTTCGAGATCGTAGACAAGAGCCACATTGTCGTGCTGAAGAACGGCGTAGCCCTCTCAGAAGGCACCAATTACTCTGTGTCGAACGTAGGCAATGATAGTGGTGGAAACGTCACTCTGACTGTGGGAGCGACCACAGGCGACGTACTGACCCTGTATCGGGACATGCCCTACTCTCGCACACAGAACTATACAAACTCTGGTGACTTCCTAGCCTCTGAAGTAAACAGCGACTTTGATGATCTGTGGTTAGCAGGTGAGCAGACTGACCGCTCATTCTCACAGTCTATCCGCAAGCCTATTACCGACTCTGACTCTATCTCAATGGAGCTACCCGAGGCGGCTACTCGCGCAAACAAGTTTATCAAGTTTGATGCAAATGGCGCAGTTGATTTGGCGGCAGGCGTAACGACCGATGTTGATGCGGAGGATGTGTCAATTGAAGATGCTGGCGGCTATTACACCTCCGATAATGTTGAAGGCGCACTGCAAGAGATAGGCGCTCAACCACCCGGATTTGATCCAAATACAGACAGCTTTAATATTGGTAGTGATGCTGTTTCTTCTGGCACAGATTCAATTGCTTTAGGGCATGATGCTAGTGCGACTGCCGCTAGGGATATCGCATTAGGACTTGATGCGGTTGCTTCTGGAGGCGGGTCAATTGCCATTGGTCAAGAAACAGACTCAACTGGTGTTCGATCCATTGCCATTGGTAAAGGAGCGCAATCTACACTTTCCACTTCAATTGCTATTGGTGAGGATGCTTCTACTCTCAACGGTGCAGGTGGTGGTCCGGTCGCAATCGGCTATAGCGCATTAAGCACTGGAATATCCGGCATATCTTTAGGGGGTAATGCAACGGCTAGTGGATCTCGAAGCGTATCAATTGGTGACACTGCTACTTCTTCGGGTCCAGACTCCATTGCTATTGGGCGTCAATTAACCACTACTGGGGCAAACGCGATAGGCATTGGTTACGGTGCAGAGGCAAATAACGAGAACGCCATTGCGATTGGGCGATTAGCAGCCACTGGGAATGTAGGCTCTACTGTCATAGGCTACTCTGCCACGTCTGACGTAAATAACATAAACGGCGTTGCTATTGGCTATGGCGCAACGGCAAATCAAATAGCCAGTGTTGCTATTGGAAACAATGCAACATCAAACTCGCAATTTGGTACGGCTTTAGGCAGAGACTCTAATGCAGACTCAGGGAGTTATGCGACAGCTTTGGGTTATAGCTCAGAGGCGGCAACCTATGCCACGGCTGTTGGCGGTAATGCAGATGCTACTGGAGCTAACTCCACTGCCGTTGGTTACGGCTCTAATGCCAGCAATAACGGTACAGTAGCATTAGGCAACTCGGCCCAAGCTCTAAATCTCCAAGCCATTTCAATAGGGCAAAACGCTTCATCATTAGGGTCTAACAACATTGCAATAGGCAATGCTCCGACAACGACGGGTGTTAGCTCTATAGCTATTGGGACAAGTGCTAACGCAAGCGGCGGCACTTCGATTTCTATTGGTGCGGATTCTGAGGCTACAGTCGCAGGTTCTATTGCGGTTGGTAAATCTGCCAGTGCAACCGGCTTAGGAGTACCCATTGCAATTGGACGCGACACGGAAAGTAGCGGAGCTTATGGGATTTCTATGGGCGAGGCCGCTATTGCTTCTGGCGCACAAACCCTTGCTATTGGTTATGGAGCTGAAGCAAATAACGACAACGGGATTGCCATTGGCAGACAGTTAACGGTAGCCGGTCAAAAAGCTATTGGTATTGGGTGGGGCGCTGTTGCTGGCAACGTTGATTCAATAGGAATTGGAACGTCTGCAAACGCTCTAAACACCTATTCCATTTCAATTGGGGTCACGTCACAAGCTTTATCGGCGGGAGGAGTCGCAATAGGTGGAGGGGCTATTACTTCAGCTTCTAACACATATGGCGTTGCTATTGGTTACGCGGCACAAGCGAATGACGTAGGCGGCATTGCTATTGGTAACAACGCGATAGTCAGCAATACCGGTACATTTGGAACGGCTATCGGTAGAGATTCTTTAGCTGATAACGGGCCTTACGGTACAGCTCTGGGCTACAACTCAACAGCATATTTTTATGCCACGGCTCTTGGCAGTAATACAGATGCTACTGGGAACTACTCCACTGCCATTGGTTACGGAGCTGATTCTTTAGGCGAAGACGCGATTGCTCTTGGTCATTTCGCTGGAGCTGATGCCGATAACACCATCCACATTAATGCCAGCGGGGTTAATACGAACCAGCCGCAAACTGCTGGTCACATTGTAATTGAAACCGACGATGCCTCGCTAACTTATGATGGCACTTGGTCTTTGGCTGGCGGGGCACTGTCAACCGATGGTCTTGATGTTACGGGCGATGTAGCTTTTGGCGACAACGACAAGGCTATTTTCGGTGCTGGCTCTGACCTACAGATTTATCACTCAGGCGCTACGAGTTTTATTACGGAAAATGGAACAGGTGATTTACGTATTGGTGCTAATAATCTTTTGTTACGCTCAGATGATATTTTTGTGCAGTCAGAAGACGGGACAGCCAATGCGGCTCGTTTTAACGCTACTACGGGCGTAACACTCTACAGAGCAGGAGTCGCCAAACTAGACACAACCACCACAGGCATCGACGTTACTGGCACAGCCACGACGGATGGGTTGCTTAGTCAGGACACATCAAAAGCGGTTAAGTTTACAGGATTTAAGTCTAACGGAGTAGGAGACTCAGGTTCTAATGCTCACGGTGAAATTGTTTTAGGTGCTACGTCTGCTTATCAAGGTATTATTACTTATAACGGAACAGAAGGTGATATGTATTTTGAGAATACATGGGACGATGCCTCTGCTTTAACGCATATTACTTTTGATGACAAGAAAGTATTAACAGCACAGGGCAACGGCGACATCAGCTTCTACGAAGACACAGGGTCAACTCCGAAGTTCCACTGGGATGCCGCTGATGAGGCGTTGGGTATTGGTACTACTAATCCTCGTCAAGACTTAGAAATTTTTAACGGCGATACAGGGTCAGGTATTAGGTTAGCCGCTACTGCTACAGCCTATTGGGACATTGAGCGTGACCCAACTTCAGGGCATCTTACATTTACAGATGACGGAGCAGGCACAGTATTAACTGTGGGGCAGAACGGCTTGGTTGGAATCGGCACGGACTCGCCTGACCATATTTTATGTTTAGAAGATGCCGAACCTACACTTAGAATATTCGATGCAGATAATACGCTTAATCAAGAACAAACTATTGCATTTGGCACAGAACCGGGAGATAGAACGCACGCTGAAATAGCGGGGATTAACGCAAATACAGGAAACGCGGCTGGGGATTTATCTTTTAAAACCAATGGTGGTTCTTCTGTAACAGAACGCATGCGCATAACCTCAGACGG